TTCAAGAATGGTTTGATTTTAAAGATGGCGTGAAATTACTCATTGCAAGTATTGATAAGCCATCGTTTCAGCGTTCACTTGAACTCAATGGGATTCAAGCTGAGCAAGAACTTACAGGCATTAAGGCAGTAACAGATGAAGGAGCGGTTAAGGCCAAATTAGGTTTTAACCGTGCTGTATCACATCTATTGCTCGGCTGGGTCGGTCTGGATGATAAAGAAAATAAGCCGATCGAATACAGCGCGCAAAATGCAGAGCTGATTTGTACAAGCTCAAAGCAATCTCTTGAAATTATTGTCTTCATCATGGAAAAGGCTAAAGTGATCCATGACTCTAAAAAAGAAGAGATTGTTGAAGAAGTGGGAAAGTCCTCAAGCACTACGAACAAAGAAACATCAAATGGTGCGAAGAAAAAACCGCAGAAGTCTACCAAAAGCTCGGCATAAAACCACCTGAGCGTTTAGAACCTAGTTACACCGCAAACCATATCATCAAAGCCTTTAATTTAATTTCAAAGGCTCGCCGTTTTATTGCTTTTCCTAGCGGTGGTGGATCATATGATTCACTTACACTAGCAGACATTAAGAGTTATTTTGATGTTTATGGATGTGATTTAGATCGAGGGCTTTTTGTTGAGTGTATTTTTGCGCTGGATGGGAAGTATTTGAGTGAAATGAATAAAAAATGATGGTCTAGTTGTAGTGGCGCTCATTACAACTCCAATTAAATGTATTAGAAAAGCAAAAAGCCCACGATTCACAGTCGATGGGCTTTTTTGTTTCCCACAAATTGATCAGGAATAAGTGAGAACCTAAGTGAATTTTAACCTAAATATGCAGGTTGATAAAGTGATGAATAAGTTATCAGAAAGTAAACCTTTAAGAGTTTGGACCTATTTAATAATGGCTGCGATTATTACTGGAATACTCGCATGGCAAGCTGCCCCAATACTACAAGCAATAGCAAAAATCATAGAAGTTACTAAATAAAGCCGAACTTTTTAAAGGTCGGTTTTTATTGAGGGGTAAAAAGCTTTATCGGATTTATTTCGCATAACTAACTTTATTGTTCTATATTTTATTTTCAAAATAAAAAGGAATGAATAATGAAAAAACTAACTATCGCGTTAGCAACAGGATTAGTGAGCATGAGTGGGTGGAGTGCTTGCACATATGACTTTAATGCTACACAGGCTCAGATTTCAACAGCTTTCGCTGGATTTCAGAAATTTCCAGTTATCTCAGGGCAAAAAACATCTTTCACTGTAGCATCAACCTCACAAAATTCTCAACAGATGTTTATTGCAGCCAATGGAAATGCGATATCAGGACAAAACAATGGTAGTAATGTGCCTCAAAGTGGAATTTTTGCATACGAATATAAGGTTAAAGTCCCTACAACTTTACTGACTAACAATGAGCAAATATTTATGTATCCAAACTATGCTGATGCTTATTACAGTAATGGGAAAGGTCAGATAGTAGCTTTGTATGCAAATCATTTACAGGGTAGCACTACCCCCAATAAAGTTATGTTTGCAGTCGGTAGCACTGTTGATGGAGCTACAGGCATGATTGAATTGCCTGTACTAAGCACTAGTGATGGTTATCAAAATATTGGAATATATGTAAACCAAGATACAAAGCAAGTTGGTGTAATTTTTAATGGTGTAAATAAGGGATATGTTTCTACAAACCCAAATAAAATTATAAGCTTAGCTTTTACTAATGGAATGGCTTACTACGGAATAGATTCTACTTCTCCAAATATTGGTAATGTGTATTCTATAGAACTTATTACAGACTCAACTAAACTGACTCAAACCTACCCATCAGGCACCAAAGACATCTGTGGCAACACAATTTAAAAGTTTATTTTTACTTAATTGGTTTTGATATGGATAGTGGTTTTACCGATGCAGCATCAGGAAAATATTATATTTCTCCTGAAATATATAATTTTTAAAAAAATAGACCGCCGAAAGGCGGTTTTTTTATGAGTGTCATTTCATGAGCAATGAAAAATTTACATATCCATGTGATCTAGATGGAAACTCAGGCAAACAAAACTTCAATATTTTGACTTCGAAATTTGGAGATGGCTACGAACAGAATATCTCAGTAGGCATCAACAATAAAAAGGGGGAGTGGCCATACAAATTCACATCTACCAAGGAAGAGATTCTTCAAATCAAAGCTTTTTTTGATCGTCATAAAGGGGCTGATTCATTTCTATGGAATTCTCCATTGGATGGTGAGGTGAGAGTTAAAACAGATACAAGCTATACACCTAGTCAAGTAGGTGGAATGATCTGGACTATTTCCACAACCTTTACCCAAGTTTTTTACCCTTAAATCTAATTAACTTCACGCCCCACTCGTTGGGGCTTTTTAATTGAAGGAACATGAAAAATGTCAAAACAATTTACACAAATTGAAGCAAGTTTTACTGCAGCACTCATAGTCAAAATTGAAGCATCAGCCTATGAATTTGGATCAAAAATAGATTATCTGTCGATTGATTATAACAAGGCTACAGATGATGTATTAATCGGTTTAAAAAAGGATAAAGAGCCTGATGCGAGCCGAGTCTCATTAAAGGAAGCACAATTTATAAGTTGGTTGATCCCCCATATTATTTCTTTGCAGAACCGTTCGGGAGTTTCAATCCAATCGATTCAAGCCATTTATGATGCGGAAGGCTTGGATCTTGATATTGTGGTGAATGACAATGTTAAACAGTGATTTTCAAAAGCTGTATGTAGATGGATTAATCACACTATTTGAATTAGACGCCAGCGCATTAGGAGCTGGCGTTTTACGTTTCCACGGACATATTTCTTATGAAGACTGGGAAAAAATTTATTCATCGATTGGTAATGATGCTGTCTCAATCGCTGAGGGATCTGATCCTGGTGATGAAAAAGTTTGGCAACGCAATATTATCTTTAATGGTCAGACTTTTGAGCCAATGGCGTTGCAAGTAAGTGGTTTGGAAATGCGAAGTGATGGTAAGGCTTCTGCTCCGACTTTAAGTATGGCCAACAATATTAAAGGTATTCAAGGTGCGGTAACTGCATATTGTTTACAGTTTGGTGATTTTGCTGGTGCAAAAATCAAAGTCATTACTACATTAGCCAAATATCTTGATGCTGAAAACTTTAGTGCTGGTAATGCTACGGCTAATCCAAGTGAGAAGCGAGAGCAGATTTGGTTCATTGAACAAAAGACTTCTGAAAATGCTCAGCAAGTGACGTTTGAACTTTCTAATCCAGTGGATTTCGAAGGGCTAAAAATTCCTACACGGCAAATCTCAAACTACTGCAATTGGGAATATCGAAGCGAAGAGTGTGGATATATCGGATCTGCAATGTTTACTGAAAAAGATGAATCAACAGACAATCCAGCTTTAGATCGATGTAACTATCGAACATCGGGCTGTCGTTGCCGAGTGAATGAGCTTCATTTTGGTGGATTCCCTGCATCTTCAATGGTGTAAAAATGAAATTAAATAAAAAACTAAAAGCAGCGATTTTATCTCATGCTAAACAATGTTTCCCCGCAGAATGTTGCGGGGTTATGGTTTCTGGTGAGTATATTCCATGCCGTAATGTCGCTGAAAAAGGTCAGTTTCAAATTCATCATGAAGACTTGGCGAATGCTGAAGATCAAGGTGAGATTCAAGCCTATGTACATTCACATCCCAATGCTACAGCTCGTGCTTCTGATTTAGATTTATTACAAATTGAACTTCATGAAAAACCATGGGTGATCTGTGCTTGGCCTGAAGTAGATTTCCAAGTCTATAAGCCATGTGGCTATAAAGCACCACTCATTGGTCGTGATTACCATCATGGATATCAAGATTGCTATTCAATTATTCGTGATTTTTATAATCGTGAGTTAGGTATTCAGTTGATTGATTTTGAACGTAAAGATGATTGGTGGAGTGATAAAGACCATAAATCCCTTTATCTAGAAAATTTAGACGCAGCTGGATTTTATGAAGTCAGAGAACCTCAGTATGGTGACATGTTGGTGTGTAATGTTGGCCGTACAGAACACCCGAATCATGCTGTGATTTGGTTGGGTGATCAGTGGCAATTAAAGTCAGAAGAAAGCACAAGTTGTTTTGGTGGACCATTAATCCTACATCATCCTTATGGTCGAAAGTCAGTGCGTGAAATCTTTGGGCAACAATGGCAAGAGCGTGTTGTCAAAATTGTGAGGCATAAGAATGCTTAAAACGATCAAATTATATGGCGTACTGGGAAAGAAGTTTGGTAAGGAATTTAAGCTTGCTGTTGAAAGCACCCGTGAAGCTGTAAAAGCGCTATCAGTCCAAGTGCCCGGCTTTGAACAATTCATGCTAACAGCTCATGAACAAGGACTTACCTTTGCTGTTTTTCAAGATGATGAAAATATCTCTGAGGATCAGATTGATTTTGAGACTGGCGCCAAAGTTATCAAGATTGTGCCTAAAGTCATTGGGGCTGGGGGGAATGGAGCGCTTCAAACTATATTGGGTGTTGTGATGGTTGTTGCTGGTGCGGTAATTGGCTATGTTGCCGGATGGACAGGTATCGGGGCTCAGATTGGTGTGAGTATGATTGCTGCTGGCGTTGGTATGATAGTTGGAGGTATTGCTCAAATGATGATGCCAAAGATGGACGAGGAAGATCAAAACCAAGATGGAAATAAGTCTAACAAGGGATTTGGTGGAGCAGTCACCACAATCGCACAAGGCAATCCAGTTCCGATTCTTTATGGTCAGCGCGAAGTCGGTGGATTCATTGTAAATGCTGGTCAATTTGCAGTAGATACTTTTAGTTCTGCAGATGCTGGTTTTACAGGCGGTGGCAGCAGCGGTGGGAAGAAATAATTTAAGAATATAAGCGCATTAAGCGCTTTTTTATTGTGTGGGAAAAAGTATGCTTAAAACAGTAAAAGGCGCAAAGGGCGGTAGCAAAAACCAAAGACAACCAAAAGTTGCAAATGATACAACCGCTTCAAAAACCTATGCACGTTTACAATATGGCATGAGTGAAGGAGAAGTCGAGGGCTTAGCAAATGGCTTTAAGTCAATCTTCCTTGATGACACACCAGTTGAAAACGATAGTGGTGCAAGAAACTTTCAAGATGTCACTCTAGATTTTCGCTCAGGCACCAATGATCAGGCATACATGGAAGGTTTTGAAAGCATTGCTTCTGAAACTGCTGTTGGTGTTGAACTTAAAAGTGATACGCCTTGGGTTAAAGGGATTACCAATCTTAATCTCGATGCCGTGATTGTAAGAGTGCGCTTTGGGGCTTTAAAACAGCAAGACCCAAGTAATGGCGATGTCTCAGGTATTATTATTGATTACTTGATTGAAGTGCAGACTGATGGGGGATCATGGGAGTTAATGCTTGATACTCAAATGTCAGGAAAAACTTCAGCAAATTATGAACGTACCCATCGTATCGGCTTACCAAAAGCCAATAATAGTTGGTTGATTCGCGTCACACGTAAAACACCGAATTCAAGCTCTGAATATGTCAGCGATAAGATGTATATTCAAGCCATTACTGAAGTTGTCGATCTTAAACTTGCCTACCCAAATACTGCATTGATTGGCGTGCAATATGATGCTGAAACATTCTCGAATATTGCCAAAATTGCAGTTGATCTAAAGGGTGTAAAGATCAAAGTACCAAGCAACTATGATCCAGTAAGTCGAAGCTACATCGGGATATGGGATGGTCTATTTAAGCGTGCTTATAGCAATAATCCAGCTTGGATTTACTATGATTTATGTACCAATAAGCGATATGCACTTGGCAACCGTTTAACCGAGCAAATGATTGATAAATGGTCTTTATATCGTTTAGCACAATATTGTGATCAGTTGGTACCGAATGGCAAAGGCGGTCAAGAGCCACGGTTCACTTGTAATGTGTATATTCAAAGTGCCGAATCTGCTTTCGATATTTTAAGCAAACTTGCAGGTTTATTTCGTGCAATCAGTTATTGGGATGGCGCATCGATCGTATGCGAGGCTGATTTGCCTCAAGATGCTATTTTTACATACACATCTGCCAATATTATTGATGGCGTTCTTGGTATCAATTACACCGGTACGCGTGCACGTGATCGGCATAATGCAGTCAAAGTTGCTTGGGATAATCCGCAAAATCGCTATAAGACTGAATATGTTTTTGTGCGTGATGAAAAATCAATTGCAGAGGCTAAAGCGGTACGTTTATTAGAACTTGAGGCATGGGGCTGTACATCAGAAGGACAAGCACAACGTACTGGCCAATGGGCTTTAAAAACAGAACAACTCGAAACTCGAACTGTCACATTTAAAGTTGGGTTAGATGGCTATATTCCCTTACCTGGTAAAGTGATTGAACTTGCTGATGAGTTGTTAGCTGGTCGTGCAAATGGTGGGCGTATTTCTTCAGTTAGTGCTGATTTAAAGCAAATCACTTTAGATCGTGATGACGTTGTATGCCGAGCTGGTGACCGTCTAGTTGTTAATGGCGAGAATGGAAAGGCACAAGCACGAGTTGTATCAAGTATTGCTGGTCGAGTTGTTACTGTGGTATCAGCATTTGAGAGTGTTGCCCCACAAAATGTATGGGTGATTGATGCACAAGATTTAGCGACGATGAAATTTCGTGTAGTTTCGATTTCACAAGATGAGCCACACCAATTTACCATTACTGCACTTCAACACAATGCATCTAAGTTTGATGCTATTGATCATGGTGCATTTATTGATGATCGCCCGATCTCAATCATTAATCCTACAACTCAAGATCCTGTTGAATCAGTCAGCATTTCCAGTGAGCAAATGGTTCAGCAAGGAATGTCTGTTGAAACCATGGTGATCAGTTGGCCACAAGCCAAAGGTGCAACTAAGTATCAAGTTGAATGGCGTAAAGATAATGGTACTTGGTTAAAGCTACCAATAACTGGAAATAATTCGGCAGAGATAGCCGGTATCTACGCAGGTAAATATGAAGCACGAGTTGTTGCGATTAGTGCTTTTGATATTTCATCTTTACCAACCTATTCAATTTTGACTGAATTAAAAGGAAAGCAGGGCAAACCACCTAAAGTGGCGTTTATCCAAGCAACTGGTATTTTATTTGGTATGAAACTGGATTGGAGTTATCCAGCAAATGCTTTGGATACGGCTTATGTAGAGATTCAAGTCTCACCAGATGGTAAATCTAACATTGCAACATTAGGCTCTTTTGCTTATCCAACCTCAACCACAGTAATCCAAGGACTACAGCCAAATCTAACTCAATTCTATCAAGCACGTTTGATCGATAGAATCGGGAATGTTGGTGACTGGTCCGACTGGACAAATAGTACAACAACAACTGATGCGAAAGATGTACTTGAATTACTTGATGGCCAGATTACAGATAGTCAGCTAAATCAAGATTTGATTAGTCGCATTGAAGTGGGTTCAGAGGCAAAAGATTTAGTTGTAGAAGTAAATAAAATTGCAACTGCTACTTCTTTACAAGTCGATAAGTTAACGAACGAGCTTACAGCAGAAACAGCGCAGCGTAGAGATGATACCAAAGCATTGAATGATGCTTTAACTCAGGAAACAGTACAGCGTAGAGAGGGTATCAAAGCACTCAATGATGGTTTAACTCAGGAAATTACACGAAGTAAAGATGCTGATAAGTCACAGATTGAAACGCTGGACAACTACAAAGCTTCAATAGATGGTTCACTATCTAATGTCCAAACTAGTATCAGTACGATTGCTATGGCAACTGAAGCTAACACTTCCAAGCTGACTGCATTAGATTCAGCGATTGATGGTAAAGCTGATGCGTCGGTAGTACAAAATCTAAAAAATGATGTAGTGACTATAGGAGATCAAGTTAATACTCAAAGTAGTATTATCACTGGATTACAAAATACTGTAGTGAATAAGGCTGATGCATCAATAGTACAAAATCTAAAAAATGATGTAGTGACTATTGGAGATCAGGTTAATTCACAAAGTAATATCCTCACTGGTTT